ATCACCATTAGAAGAAGAAAAGCCTAATCCAGATAAGGAAGCCGAAGATGCCTATGGTTACAAAGATGATGACAAATATCATACTGCTGACCCAGAGTACCTAGTGAATCAAGAAATAAGACGAGATGTCTTTACAAGTCAAGAAGAAGCAGAAGATAGAGCAGAGGAGATAGGATGCGAAGGATTCCATACCCACAACGAAGATGGTCAAGTTATCTATATGCCGTGCAGAACTCACGAAGAGTATTCACGATTGACAGGAGAAGAGTTAAAACAAATAGACCTAAAACCCACACAAGGTATGGCTGAAGAAGCAAAAAGAGCATTGGAGTGGAGAAAAGAATTTAACAGAGGTGGTACTGCTGTTGGGGTTGCTAGAGCAAATCAACTTGTAAACAGAGAAAACCTTTCCGAAAGAACTGTACTTAGAATGTATAGTTTCTTTTCCAGACACGAGGTAGATAAACAAGCAGAGGGATTCTCTCAAGGAGAAAAGGGATATCCAAGTGCTGGGAGGATAGCTTGGGGTCTATGGGGTGGAGATGCTGGATTTACTTGGAGTACAAAGAAAAGAGAACAAATCAACAAGGAGATAGAAAAGTTAGCCTGTCAAGATAACGAAGAAAAGGCCGTGAGTGGTAAGATAAGAAAGGCATTAGAAAAAAAGGTTAAAGACCACAATGATAAACACGGAGACAAAAAAGGTAAACGAGTAACTGTTGGTATGCTTGGTAAAGTCTTTGTAAGAGGTGTAGGTGCATACCGAACAAATCCACAATCAGTACGACCAAATGTGACAGGCCCAGACCAATGGGGTCTTGCACGAGTCAATGCCTTCCTGTTTGCTGTAAGAAGTGGTAGATTTAGAAGTGGGCAGTTTGATAGAGACCTACTCCCAAAAGACCATCCGTTGTATAGAGCAAAAGAAAAAGACAAAAAGTAATGTTTTCTAAGAAACAAGTAAAACAGACTTTTTTTAATTCCAGAAAAAGAATAAATATCCGTAGAGAGTTTGCATCACAGAACAGACTTAGGATTAACTTTGAAAGAAAGCTAAGAAAGCAACTCAAGGGATACTTTACTAAGGTGTTCAATGATTTCGCAACCGAGTACGAGAATATGGGATTGATTGAGACAGCATTCTCAAGAAACCAAGATATGATATTTAAGATATTAGATAATCATTACAGAGTAGTCATAGGGGCATTTGGTACAAGGATGCTAAAGCAATTTACAAAAGAAGATTCTCAATTTGAAGCAATCTACAGGGAGTTTGCTAGAGAACATACAGGGAAAAACATTGTTGGCATCAATCAAACCACAAGAAAGCACATAGCCAAAATTGTCACAATAAACCTAGCAGAAAATCTAGGAGTTGCACAGATAGCAAAGAAAATCCGAGAAGAAAGCGACAGTAGATTTACCAGATTAAGAAGTGCCACGATTGCAAGAACCGAGACACACAATGCCTCAAGTTTTGCAAATCATAGGATTGCACAATCAATGAACATTCCAGACCAACAAAAGCAATGGGTTGCTACTCTGGATAATAGAAGCAGAGATGCACATTTAGCAATGAATGGTAAGACAGTACCAATAGACGAGGATTTTATCGTTGATGGTAGACCTATGGGGTATCCAAGCGACCCTAGAGGGGGTGCAAGTAATGTTATCAATTGTAGGTGTGTTGTTATCTATACATCACCAGAAGATGTTGTCACAGACGATACAACACTAATGCCTAGACAAAGAACCAGACAAGCTAGAGATACAGAAGCAGTATCATTAGATAAATTATTATCAAGTCCAAGAGATGCTTCATTTACACACGAAACATTTACAGTCGGTAGTAGGGCAGTTATGTTAAAAAATTTAGACGATAGAGCAAGGTCTTCAAAAAAAGAATATAGAGATTTCTTTGAAGAGTCAGAGTTTTTTGATGATTATGGACAAAGGTTTAGAAGAGAATTTAAAAATCAAAAACTATATGAGAACAGTATGAGTAGGACACAAACAGTTAATAGAGTAAAACAAAAAGTTGAATTAACTGATGAAGCATTAGCTATTATAGAACAAGCTGTGAAAGAAGTGGATGAATTAGCAAAAAGATTTAAAGTACCAAAGATAAACTCTATAGTAGTCGGACATAGTCGTAGAGCAAGTGCTAGTATGGGAGATGGTTTTTTATTTTTAAATGCTAACAGATTTAATTCAGATGCAAAAAAAACTTCAAAGGCTAATCCAAATAGATTGACAGAAAAAGAAAGAGCAGAGTTTGATTTAAAAGAAAAAGAATTGGAAAGATTAGAATTAGAAATAGAAAATTTTTATAAAAAAAAACCAACAGAGTTGGGAGGAAGTTATACAGAATGGTATCAAGAAATTGGTAAACTACGAGCAACAAGAAATGAGTTGAGGGATTCATACCAAAATCTTAAAGAAAAGTCTGGTTTTAAGAAACCTATTTCAAGTTCTTTTAAACGAGGGTCAAAAAAAGACAAACCATATACTGCATCTGAATATTATGATAATGGAGTAGACAAATCAAGGTCAACTATTTATCACGAATTTGGACATCACATTCATCAAACTGTTGGATTAAACAAAGCCTATTCATATAATAAAAAAAATGGAAAATATGAAAACTACCTAAACGAAGATGTTAATCCCATAGAAGCAGAATTACGAAAAGATTTTGGTACTAAACGAGAAAGAAAAGCAACAGATACTGCAACAGAATACTCCGAAGCAAATAGTAAAGAATGGTTTGCTGAAAATTTTTCTCTTTACTTTATGGGCAAAAAAGAATTAGTATCACCACAAGCAAAACAATTAATAGAAAGAATTATGAAGGAACAAAATGGCATCAAATAGAGACAATGAAATAATGAATAGACTTATGGAATTAAATAAAAAAAGATTTATTCCGAAAAGAAGAAAGTTTACAAAAGCCGAACAGACAGAATTTGATTTATTGTTTTTTGGTTTGAGGGAAAAAGACCAAGAAATTTTAAATGATGTATTAGATGAGACACCAGATTATAGATTAGCAAACAAATAAAAAAAAAGGGGTCATATAGACCCCCTTTAAATATTACAAAGTTGTGTAAGTCCTTGATTTTATTGATATCTTTTTTTTTATTTTTTTTGAGAAATAGAGGGAAGATAAACAAACAAAGGTCGGAGTAACGACAAACTTCCCTCTGGATGACACTTTAGCAAATTATTGATAAAACACAAGAAAAATCCCCTAGCTATTGGCTTTTTGTTTTAAATGTGCTACAAAAAATAATTATGCCTATACCAAAACCAATGGGAACGGAAAACGAAGAGACTTTTATGAGTAGATGTATTTCAGATTCTACTATGCAAAGTGAGTATTCAAATCAGCAAAGAATTGCAATCTGTTCTACAAGCTGGGATGAAAGGAACAAAAAAAGTATGGATGAAATGCAAATTGAAAACCAAGAACAAGAATTTAAATACATTGATATCCAATGTGAATTAAAAATGGAAACTGACGAGGATAAAGGTTCTGGAAGATTTTCTGGATATGCTTCTATCTTTGGAAACAAAGACTTAGGTAATGATGTCGTTGAAAAAGGGGCATTTGCAAAGTCGTTAAGAAATAAAAGTACAAAGTCAGTCAAGATGTTATATCAGCACAAAACAGATGAGCCGATTGGGGTTTACAAAAAATTAGAGGAAGATGACAAAGGCTTGTATGTAGAAGGTCAACTAGCAATGGGTACTCAAAGAGGTAAAGAAGTTTATGAGTTAATGAAGATGGGTGCGATTGATGGTTTATCTATTGGATACAAAGTTGATGCTAAAGGATATGATTATGACGAAAGAGGTAAAAGAAGAAAACTTAAAGAAGTAGACCTTATGGAAATTTCAGCAGTAACCTTTCCTATGAATCCCAAAGCTAGGGTGCGTAAAGTGAAAGGAGTTGAAAACACGATTCGTGATTGGGAAGAAATCCTACGAGAGGTAGGAGGACTTTCACGGAACGAATCTAAAATGGGTGCAAAAGCACTTACACAGGCACTTTCTCAGCGAGATGTTGAAGATGGTAAGCCAGAACTATTAAACTCAATAACAAACTTAACTCAACTGATTAAAGGAGAATAATATGTCAGAAGTTGATACTAATGAAGTTAAGTCAGCAGTTGAGGGCATTGGTAAGGCATTTGAAGAATTCAAAGCTACTAATGACCAAAAAATTGCAGACTTAGAAAAAAAAGGTACAACAGACCCTCTTGTTGAAGAAAAACTTGTTAAAATTGAAAAGTCGTTAGATAGTTTGGAAGATATCAACCAAAAAGTAACACTTGCTCAAAAAAAACAGGAAGAATTTGACGAGAAAGTCAACAGCTTTGAGTCTTTGCTAAAAAGACCAAATGTTGGTGGTACTGTTGAAGAAATAGATAAAAAAGTAAACATCTTTGATAGATGGTTACGAAAAGGTAAAGAAAACCTAGCACCAGAGGAAGTCAAAGCATTAACTGTTTCTGATGACACTCAAGCTGGTTATCTTGCTCCACCAGAGTATGTAAGAGAATTATTAAAGACTCTTACAGAAATCTCTCCAGTTCGTTCTATTGCGAGAGTCAGAGCAACTTCTCAAAGAAGTGTTCAGATTCCTGTAAGAAGTGCAACATTTACTGCACAATGGACTGCTGAGTCTGGAACAAGAAGTGAAACTACTGGATATACAACACAGCTAGAAGAAATTCCAGCACACGAGGTATATGCCTTAGTAGACATTTCAGAACAAGAACTTGAAGATTCTGTCTTTGATTTAGAATCAGAAATGCAACAGGAATTTGCAACACAATTTGCGAAAGCAGAAGGTAATGCAATGACTGTAGGTGACAAGATAAACAAACCAGAAGGTTTTACTGCTGGTATTAGTGCATCTGTTGCTGGTGGTTCTGGTGCTGTAACAGCAGACACTTTAGTAACCCTTGTTCACTCTTTAAAAACACCTTATAACCAAAATGCAGTTCTAGCTTTTAATAGAAATACACTGTCAGCTATAAGAAAACTTAAAGATGGAAATAACCAATACATCTTCCAGCCAGGAATGACTCTGGTTCAAGGAATGCCAAATACTATTCTTGGTGTACCTTATGTAGAGATGCCCGATATGGCAGATGTTGGTTCAAGTGCAATCTGTGTTGTGTACGGAGATTTCCGTGCTGGATATATGGTTGTTGATAGAGTAAACCTCTCTGTACTGCGTGACCCATTCACTCAAGCTACTTCTGGTAATGTAAGATATGTTGCAAGAAGAAGAGTTGGTGGTCAAGTTGTACTTCCAGAGGCTTTTGTTAAATATGTACCAAGCTAGGAAGGAGCAAAAAAATGAACTTTGATTTAGCAAACAATACTGCTGTTGCACTTTCTTACAAACCTACAGTAACGACTGCCGCCGCCAATGGAACTGGGGTAGACTTACAAGGTTATAAGAGTGCAACTCTAGTAGCATTTATAGGTGCAGAAGGTGATACACTTTCCTCTTCTGTTCACTTTGAAATATCATTAGAGCATTCTGATGATAATTCAACATTTACTGATGTAACCCAAGCAGATATTACAAATGGCACAATTGCGTCTGGTGGTATCTGGCTTAAAGTTGATGGAACAGGAACTGCTGGAACATCTGGTAATCCAGACTCCACAGGAACTGTAACACAAGTTGGATATATTGGTGGTAAAAGATATATCAGAGGGGTGATTGCCAAAACTGGTACCCATTCAAC